GGGCCGATGGCAGCAGCCACCAAGCCAAGCATTACGATAGTCCTCTTAACAGGTGCCGGTAGATTGCTAAAGCCTCTAAGCAAGGCGGTTATCTTGTCTAGCAGGGGCACCAGGACAGGCATCAACTCGTTGACGATGGCCAACTGTAAGCTCTCAAAGGCACTCTTTAGCTTAATTAGCTGGCCGTGCAGCCCTTCCATCTGTGTCTTCGCTATATTCTCAGCCGTGCCCCCGGAGTCTTCGAGGGATTGCGTGTAGTTCCTTAGTGCCTCGCTGCCTTCCTCGAGCAAAGCCATAAGAGCCGGCCCAGCCCTGGCACCGAAAAGCTCCATCATATCGCTGGCGGTCATGCCTTTTTGCTCGAGCTGTTCTAGGATGTCCGCCATCGGCAACATTTTGCCCGCAGAATCATACATAGTAATGCCGAACTCCGCCGCCTTCCTGTCTAGCTGAATGATGGCCTGTCGCAGCGACGTGCCCGCCATTGAGCCCTGGATGCCGGCATTACCGAATATGCCCATTATCGCCGCCGTTTCTTCGAAGGTCATCCCGAAGCCTTTTGCCACCGGGCCAGCATATTTCATCGATTCACCTAACATCTGAAGGTCTACATTGGCAGTGGTGAAGGCTTTGGCCAGGACATCGACGGCTCCTCCAAGCTCTTCCGTCCCCATACCGAACCCTGCTAGGATATTTGTAACGAGGTCGGCAGCCGTTCCCATGTCCAGGGCGCCGGCGGCGGCTAGGTTAAGGGTGTCGGGCAAAGCTGCTAGTATCTTGTTGGTGTCCATACCAGCCATGCCCATAAATGCCATCGCTTCGGCTACTTGGGCGGCCGTAAATTGAGTAGTAGCGCCTAGCTCCTTGGCTACTTTGTCCAGTTCTTCGAACTGCTCTACAGTAGCACCGGTGACGGCTTTGACCTTGGCCATCGACTGCGAATAGGATGCCGCCGACTTTATGGCGAATCCGGCGAAGGCCACCAGAGGGGCGGTCATCTTCATAGACAAGTTCTTGCCCCAGCTGGTCATCTTGTCGCCGGTCCTCTTCAGCCTGCTCTCCACACGGCTTACCGCCTGGTCAAACTTTTTAGTGTCGCCACCAAATTCGACTACTACATCGCCAGCGCTAATCGCCATAGGTTACTCCCTAATTTCGTTTTACTTCAATCAAACTACCCATCCGCCTGAAGAGTTCGCTGTCAGGAATTAGCGTGCTACTGCTTCGCCTCGGGGCTTCAAGCGCATGTTCGCCCTTCAGCATTTCAGCTTCCCGCCTCTTCCGCTTTGCCAACTTCTCGCACATAAGCTCTAACTCCTCATCTGTCCAGTTCCCGATAATATACTCAGGAGTTATATGCCATTCAGCCAGTAAAAACTCTAGCCCCTCCGCGAACGTGACGGCTTCTTCCTCATTGGCTGAATGGGGCTTTCTGATAAAAAATCCATTATTGCCTCAAAAGCCTTTGACACTTCAGCCTCGGTAGCTATCGCCTCTACTTCCTTGCGGTCAAGGTCTTTGGCATACTCAAAGAACAGGTCTATTACTGTATCTATGCTTTCAGCCATCAGGAATTTAACTGCTTCTTTGAATTCCTCTGGCTTGTCCGAATTAACCTGCTGAGCATAGTTGGCTGAAGCCACTAGCTCGGCTAACTTCTTACGCCATGGGCGGGAATACTCAATAACGAGCGGCTTAATATCATACTCCCGCCCTCCGAGCTTCACCTTGATAGGCTCCTGAAACACCTTTTGTTCTTCAGTGCGCTCTTGAACCATTACACGCTCCTTTTTATGCCGCGTTATCAACTATCGTGCAGACCTTACCAACGGCAGGCTTCAAGGCCTGGAAAGTCACCGGCACTATGGTTTCTTCTCCCTTCTTGTAGCTCATCCCAACTGCGCCTGTGGCAGTGACTAACGGAAGGTCGATAGCGCGGATATAACCGTCCGGACTAACCCCTGTTATCCTGAGGTTCATTGTCTTGTTCACGCCGTCGCCTAGCGTTAAGATGTTGCCGGACAATACGCTCCCAGCCATTGCGTTAGCGATGTTATCAAGCGAACTTTCCGACATATTACAAGTCACTGCTAAAGTCTCTTTGGTTATTACCCGGTTGATAGGGAAGGTCTCTTCTTCTACCTCGATGTCAGTCTCGTCAGCAGTATATTCCAGCGTCACGCCATCCTTGGTGTAGCCTACATCGGTATATGGGCTGCTTAACGACATAGCCGGTGCAGTCCCGCCGGGCTCTACCGTATAGGTAGTGCCCATAATCTCTACGGTGTCGACAAACATCGTCCGCTCTGGCGTAGCTTCCCAAAGTTCGATTCTGACTCTGGTTAGTATCCAGTCGCTGGGGTCACAAGCGGCACCGTCAAGCGCAGCTATAGCGGCTTGGACCGCATCCGCATCTATCAGACCCCACTCAAAGAATGAGGTGTCAAGCTCAGTATGCCCACCATAACCAGCCGGCGTGTCGTCAGCCATAGTCTGAAGCACCCAAGCTCCGGCTCCGGGATGCCCCTGAAGCGGAACCAGAGTTATTTCAGCCCACGCAGAGCTATTCGGGTCTTCGAAGCGAAATTCCATTTGGGCAAAGTTGCCGGTAACTGCCGAACAATGGTGATAAAAACTGTTATCCGTAATAGCGGCTGTCCAAGCCGTCATCGTTATACCAGTCGGCGGGATGATTTGAAGATGCGTGCTGCCGGCATTCCCGGAGCCTCCTTTATACAACTTCGCCGAGTAACTTCCCGCTTGAGCTTGCTCAGTCGACCACGCTGCAAGGGCATCGTTGGGTCGTCTAACACCCAGCTCTGCCACTCCTACTAAAACTTTTGATACATCTCCCATTTTCGTTTACCTCCTGTTTTACTTTTTGTCCTTACCTCAATTTCACTTCTTCTTCATATCAATCACCTCCATAGCCTGATTAACTGTCTGCACGTATCATCACCGCGAAAAAGGTTAGAACTCTAAAATAGTTGGGTATATCCACATCCTGCAAATCCTGCCCCTGCACTTCCTCCCGGGCACTCATAATGGTAAATGTATTGCCACCCACGACCACATTCACCATCTGCTGCCCCTGTAATACATCGTATAGTGCCCGATAAACCTCCCGGGCATCCATAAGGTTATCTGCCCAGCAATCAAACTGCACGCTGGGGGACACTATCGGCTTAATATACACATTCGAGCCTCCGCCTCGGACCAGGAACGACACAGCCGGCAAGGTAGCGTTCTCGGGCAACCTGGGGCAGTATATCCGTGGGCTGGCTCCGCCGACCAGGTTTGTCAAAATGGTCTGAGTCACTAGGTAAGCCCGAATTATCTTGTTGGTGTCCTCTATCATTTTATTCTCGCCTTCATTCCCGCCGGCAAGCTCCCGATGTGTTTGTCCACGGCGGGCTTAACATAGGGTCTTGCTGGCATCTTGGATGTGCCTGTCTCTAAATAACCCCCATAGCCGCTCGTGGAGAAAACCGACCCGCTCAGCCCTGAACACTCCAAGTCTATGCTCCGTGCGTTGTTGCCGGTAAGGACCGGACTGCCCGCCTTGGCATCCCGTTGCACAGCTATGATGACATCCTTTAGGGCTTCCTCGGCGGCTTTGTGCACCTTGGCCTTCGCCTCTTTGGTTTTCAGATTAGTCCGGACTCTTATTGTCGCTTTCATCTCACCACCCTCAACCAGCATCTTTTGTGGTGCGCTGAAACCGAATCAGAGAAGTCTTCGACAATCAATACCTCGTAGGTGATACCGTTTATGACCACTCTGTCCTGCTCGGTTATATCCACATTTTCGATAAATAATCGGTAGTCGGCTATCACCACTTCAGCCCCCACCTTAACTTCCCTACCACCAACGAATCCTGCCGGGGCCTCCAGCCGGCAAGCCTGGTCTGTCAGGTTATCAGTCCAGATCTTAGTAGGAACGCCGTAGCTGTCAGGAGCACCCTCGGCGAACCTTCTAGTAGTGCAGGTATGGATTAGCAAATCAACGAACCCCATTATTCATCCTCTCCCGTCAAGTCCATTTCCGCCCAGGTCAGGTAGGGCGTTTCCGCATCTGCTTTCCTATATCGCGCCGCCAAAGCCAGCTTATTAGCCGCCTGCTTCTTGGTATAGGCATAATCGCCTATCTTCTCCGACTCGGCACTCTCGGTCAAGGTAGCAGCCCAGGCTTCTAAGGCATAGGCAGCGGCTAGATATATCACGCTACTAGCCATAGTTAGGAAGGCGTCAATTTCATCATCGGTGAAGTTACAGTCGACCAGTGCGGTATCCCCGATTAACAGTCTTACTTTCCCTCTATCCGTAGTTATGTCATAAGTGCAAGCCATTTCAACTCCTAATTATAAGATATCGTGATGTCTGAACCATCGGTGTGACTAAATTTAGCGTAGAGACCATATGCCAGTTCAACATCATATATTAGCGTTACAGGCACAACAAATATCGCCTTGTCCATAGTAATAATAGCGATAACCACGCCACTATCATCTACCGAGTCGTATAGCGTAATAATTGCACCTGCCGTATTGTCTGGCCGATTTATAGTTACGCTGTGGAGTATCCCCTGCTTTTGAATCACAGCCGCGCTATCGGCTAAATGTTTATGTTTATAACCGAACTCCGTCACTGGATTAGCCATTTTTACCTCCTTATAGTCCAGCCAGGGGAAGCGGAAGGAGCCACCACCTCCCCCGACTGGCTCTATATACTTAGTCCCTCTAGCAAGCTATGGCTTAGAGCGTCAGCCCTCCACCATAGGTCGCTCTCCAGTCTTCTGTGGTTCCGCCGAAGACAACCCTCACCCGATAAAACACATTGTCAGTGCCAAAGTCGCCTGACAGCGGGCTGATTAGGCCACCACCTAGGGTTACCTTATCGCTGGCCTTCATACAGATTTCCGGTCGCTCATGCCCCCTGAGGTGAGCCGCCTCCAAAGCGGCGATATCCTTCGGGTCAGCGAATAGATACCATCCCGTTGCACCGTCTGTGGTGTCAATCACCGGCAGATATGGGTCAACTACCAATGACAAGCCCACTTGGCTAACCACATTGGTCATTGGCATAGCTGTCGGTCCGCCCTCTTCGTCCCCTCGGTATATCCACATCTTGTTTGTTGAAGTCAGGATTTGCCGAGCTGTCAACTCTAGTGCCGGAGGCACTACCAAGGTTGCAGCCCGATTCTGTATTGGCTCACCATTGGCGTCCACAAAAGCGGCCATGGCTTCCAGACCTGTTTCCAGGCTGGCAATAGCCAGAGCGGAAGCTACCATATTGCCTTGCGCCGCGGTGTAAAGGGTTGCTGACCTGGCATACAATGCGGTGACTATCCGGTGCTCAGTCCTTACGGCAGCCCGGGCAAACCGCTCGGGTGTATCCCTGAGAGCACCCAGGTCATCATTGATTAACGCTTCCCAGGAGATATCGAACTGCCGTCCATACTTCTTGACTGCTAGGGTATATTTGGATTCAGTCCGCTCACTTGCCAGGTATTCTCCCTTCTCGCCTACTTCAGCAAGGTATTGGTCGCCACCGGTAATAGCAAACCTATACGCGTCCTTGAAATCCCGGACAGTGGACATCTTGACAAACGCCTTCCACACCGGGTCAACGGCTTTATAGGAAGCTAGAACCTGTCTGTCCAGCACATCGCCGAATAGGTATGGGAAGTCAGATGTGGTCAGTGCTTCGCGGATTAGGAACTCCCTAACGTGGGGCGCAATGCGCCTCCCCTGATACATACTGTTATATATCAGGTCGTTTGCCTCCGTTATCCGTGCAAGCGGGATGCTTAGTCCCCGCTCTCTATTGGACAAAAAGCCCGCAACTCCTTCAAGACCCTCTTCAAAGAGTTTTATTTCTCTTACCTCATTCACTTTATTTCTTCCTCCTGCGTTTATTTTTTAGGTTCCACCTCCACAACCGCATCCTTGGAGACCTTTAGGGGCTCTCCACTCTTTACTGCTTGCTCAATTTGGTCGAGAGTAACAACTCCCTCCTTTATAGCAAGGTAGGTGTTGAAGTTACGCTGGGCCTGGTCAATTTCAAGCAACCTAGCTTCTCGTTCCGCCACAAGCTTGTCTATCTCAGCTATCCGCTTTTGACACGACTCCACTTGATGGCTTAGTTGGTAATGCTCGTCTACTAACTGAGCAATCTCAGCTAAAGCCTTTTGCTTCCGTTTTTCTTCCTCAGCGTAAAAGTCCATATTCTTTTCTCTCCTTTTTGTTTGGTTTATGGTGCATTTGATAAGCCGACATAATAAACGCCGTCGCCTTCAATCAGCACCCGAAGAACCTTTGCCAGCCCAGCTACCCAGGCATTATGAGCCTGTAACTGTGTAGCACTCAGGCCAGCGAATGACCAGACATTCTGAGCTGTTGCCTTACCTGTAACATCACCATCATTGACAAAGCGGTGGATGGCGTGAGATGTTGCAGCAGCCCAGTTAGAGGCGTCCCCTTCAGCCCACAACTCAGACATACCACCACATAGAGTCGCAAAAGCGGCTCTACTGGGGAGCATTACAGTAGCTCTGTGCCCGCAACCTAAACCCGTTAGTGTGCCGTCGACATCAAACTCCAATCCGTGATGTCCGCCATGAGCAGTCAGAACACCAACCGCCTCGACTATCGTCCGGCCTCGATGAGCCTCGCCCGAACCTCCTGCCCCATTAAGAGCTAGAGCAAAATATTGGCCACGGATATCCCCGGTTACCTTAGTCGAGCGATAGCGGTATTCTCTAGCATTGGACAGTAATGCCCCCATCGCATAGAAAGCCGCAGAACCGCCGACCTGCTCCAACTCGTCATCTGGGTCGAAGTGGACTTTAACCGGGATAACATCAGTGACACCGCCGGTAATGGGATATAGAGCATAACCGAATCTGACGCCAGCGGCTTTGTCGTAGTTCTTACTGAGAGTAAAGGCTGTCTTACTGATAAAAAGCTCATCCCCTACGGCAACATCGCTGTCACCGTTTTGGTCAGTAGCAATGACCGACAGTTGCCAGATGCCCTCCGTATCTATGGGGATAAGGTCAGTGGCAGCCAGGGCGCTCAGAAAGGCCACGCCTACTATGTTATTGCCAACTAAAACAGGCTGCCCCTTATCAACCAAACCGTCTCCAGGGTTAACATGCCCTAGTTGGCTCTCGCTGAAGGTCAAGTGCCTACCTTCATAGGTGCTGGAGACTTCAGCCCCAGCGACTCCTGGTTCATAAACTCCGTATGGACACATTCCGTTTTTACCTCCTAATTTTTATTTGTTAAGATTGGCCCCACCAGTTCCACCAGAACCAAATCCACGGCACTCCCATCCAATGGACTTTTACCGCTATGACTTCAGTCCCGGCCTCAGCGATGGCTTGTAGGGAGTAGCCAATTACAGCCCAAGCGTTTGTCGGGTCATCAGTAACCACTCCATTGGCGGTTATAAACAGCGATTGCCCCACCACTATCGGATTAACCGCCACTACTGAAAGCCTCCATATCCCCTCTGTATCAATGGGGATATTTTCCGCTGTCGATGTTGCGGATTTCAGAGCCACGCCTACGCCCTCCCAAAATGCTACCGGCTGTCCTTTGTCAACCAGTCCATCTCCAGGGTCGGCATGAATAAGTAAAATCTCTTGGACATAAACATGCCTGCCTCCAAAAGTAGAGGAGACTTCCTCCCCAGCTTCACGATGAGGGTCATAGTAGTAATTGGCAGCTATTTCCGATTCTTGAGCCGGTCCACCAGCCATTTTGCCTCTCCTTACCCGCCTTCTACAGCGGTCGTGACTTGGTCATCCGTCCAGTCTGGATGAGCCTTCTTGAGGGACTCTTTGAGGGCTTCCTTGTCCTTCTCAGTCTCTGGCTGAGAGTGTCCCAAGCCCTTCACCTTGCCTGCCTCGGCGAGCTTGGCGATATAATCCTTTTCTGACTGTATCGCTTCCTCAATCCCATCGGCAGACTCGGCATCCTTGAACCTCTCAATAAGTCGCTCTTTGGCGGCGTCGGGTAGCTCGGCCTTGTCTACAGCCTCTTTGATAGTGGCTTGTGCTTCGGCTTTCACCTTGTCCTTCTCCGCCTTTTCCGCAGCTTCTTTGAGGTCGTCCCGCTCTTTAGTCAGAGTCGTAATCTGACCTTCGAGCTCTGTGATTCGTTCCTCGTTCTCCATAGCCTTCTTCACCTCCGTAGTTATTTCTGCCCTGACATTGGCCTCAATAGCCTTGATTAAGTCGGGGCGGCGCACCTTTAGGGATGACAGTTCCACCAAGTCGACATCTCTTGACCTATCGGCCTCGTAGAATGTAACAACCCCGCCGGCGCCAGGTTCGGTTACGAAATCAACCGACCTGCAAGCGACCAGCTTCTCTATCACCAGCGTCTCCTTGCCATCGATAGTGCCTTTGGAAGCGCTACCCACCGCATTGATTGAAATGCCCATCTCTGACAGCATATCTTTATCTCGCAGTGAGGCTAACTTCTGCATCAGCCATGGCTCGACAATCTCCGCAACGCCGGTAATGATGCCGCTTTCATCGCAAGTCACCTCGGTCAATGTGGCAACCCAGTCCTTAATCGACCTCTCGGGACGCGCCTTGTCTTCTTCCTCCGTCGGGTGGTCCGCATACATCTTCATGCCTTCAAAGATGCCGTAATCCCGCTTGAGCATCTCTGCTGGGTAATAGCGGTCTTCAGTATCGTTGAACCCAGGCTTGATGACTATTACGGTAGCCCTGCCCTTATCGAACTTGGCCTCGGTAAGCGGGATATAGTTTCGTAGCAATTCCCGGGTCTCGGCTTCCTTTACCCACCTCGGTATATCATCATCCTCCACGCCTAGCTTCCGATACTCCGCTCGTATCTTCCTCTTTACGGCAGCCATATCTTCAGATGGTATCTGAACCTTCTGCCCTCTGAATCCGCCGGGGCTAAAGGCTGCCGCCGCCCTGCCCAACTGCGCCCGTGTTACCTTTTTGGTGGGGTCTTCCCATAGCCGGAGCTTCCATGTGGAAGGCTTCTCAGCATCAGGCACATAGGCAAAGGCAGCGGCAGGATATTTGTCCCCATCCTCGGTCTTCACTACCTTTTGCTCTCTAAGCCACTTCAGAGTAGCATCTGCCTCCTTGACTGCCTCTTTTACCTGGTCTTCGGTTGGCGCTTCTTCAAATGACA